GTTATTACTCTGTCCCCTAACAAGTTTTCATACCTCCCATGGTACGGCATTCATGCATATTACGCACAATTCTGGAAGTATTATTCAGGAGGAAATAATGTGCATCTTCTTACTGATGCAACGAAGTTTGATAGAGCCTTGATTCAGGTTTTGACAGAACCTAATACTAATGCTGTTAACCCGTGGCAAATAGCGCCAGCGGGAACAGTAGATGATTTAAGATCTATCTTCCGTGGAACAATATCAACCTTGAACACGCACGGGGCATTAAATGTCAATATACCGGGGTATAATTGCGTGCCATTCAGATTAACTCAACAAAACACAATCACACAGCAAAATGCAACAACAAATGGAGTTATGGAAATTATAATGAACAAAGCAACAACTGAACCCATTACTGTTTTGATGGGACACTCAGTTGCAGATGATTTTCATTTATATTGCCCGTTGCCATTCTCATACATTGGGTTTGCATCGAATGTTTCTACTCCAGGAATTCCATACATGCCACTATTAACATCTAATACTGCTCCACCGCCATATTCCGTTTCATCTGTACCATCATCAACAAATGCGTATGTGATGTTTAATCAACAAACGGCGTCTTCGTTTGAAACAATAACTGGAACAACTTATGATATATTTTTTGGGTCTAGTAGTGCTGCAACGGGGATTGTGGCCTCAAGACTTCTCATTAAAGTTTTGGGGGTATTACCATTAACGGGGCGAGTTGTCTTGAAAGGTGCAACTACTAATACGGGCACATTTGTCACACTAGACACATTTGAAGTGCCAGCTGATTGGAGTGGACTGAATGACATTTCATCAAGCACAGTGTATGCAGGATACAAATTAGAATTTTCAAATCTGACTTATGCTAGTGGCGTACCGTTCCGCATTACACAAATTCAAATATATGCGGAATTGGCAAGTCAGGCTTTTCCTGTATTACAAGGCTCAATATGTAAACTTGTTTTAAAATCCAAGCCCAGATTGCAAAGCAAGGTTTTACATGGTATGGCAGAATCAGCCGGAAAAGCTGTCGCTGAGTCTATTACTGATAGTATGCAGGAAGTTGTACCCAGTGTAGTGAGCGCGGCGGCTAGTGCAAAAGTTGCGGCGGACACGTCAACATCATTTATGATTGGGTTAGGACCATTACAAACAGCAGTTTGCGAGTTGGTCCAAAAATTTAAGAACATTCTTTCATCGCTCACTGAAAAAGTTATTGGCACACAGTTTGAAGAGAAATACAAAGATTCAATTAACAAACTGAAGAAATTTGCCAAGAAAATTTCCAAAATCATTGAGTTGTTTACAACTCTCGTACCACAACTATATACCTTGTATAATGGAAGTGGACCATTGCAAGTTACTGCAGCAGTTGGTATTCTTATCCAGCTGGTGAAACTATTCCCTGAACTAGGTCAACGTCATAAAAGTTCCGGTAAATTGCAATCAGGTTCATCATGGTTGGCGTGGTTTCAAAAGAATTTGTCTCCTGTTTTGGTGATCAACTATTTAATGAAAATTTTCAACTCCGCCTTTGGACAATCTTGTGCGCATATGCGCACATACGTGAATGTTAAGACCCAGAAAATGGAATGGCTATCCAAGATCATACACACTGTGTTATATGGTATTGAATATATGCTGTGTGGACGAAGATTGCTCGAAGAATTGCAAATGAAGGAATTGGAAAGATTTTATCAAGCATTCAATGACATGGCTGATGAAGTTAGTACCAAGGGAGAATGGAATCTAGAAGGCGTGTCACAATCGAGAGAAGAGATGATGAAATATTGGACATCAAAGATTCGAGAATTTGAACAAAAGATATCTCTTGAATTCCTGAAGAAGGTGTGTCTTAAAGATTATAGGCATCAACTAATTGATCTACAAGCTTTAATGTTTCAAGCTCAAACTCAACCTGAGCCAATTGGCATTTTGTTATGTGCTGAACCAGGAATTGGAAAGAGTTTGGTGGTCGAAAGATTTGCCCAGTGTATTAATGAGAAGATGAAAGGAGAACCTGCGTACGAAAAGAAGTATACAGAAAATATAGATGCATTGATGTACACAAAGGCAGCCACGAGTGATTACACGGATGGATATCAAAAACAACCTTTTTATGTGATTGATGATTTTGGACAAAACGTTGAAAGTACAGACGCCAAGGAACTTATTGATAAAGTGAACGTGGTGCGTCCAACAATGAACAATTCGGCAATTGCGAACAAAACTCAGAAGTTCGATTCGAAATTTGTTATATTAACGTCAAACTTGCAAAATTTTCAAGTGTTGTCGACAGAAGTCAGGGACATCAGCGCCTTGAATAGGCGTATCGGTAAGTTCGCATACAAGGTCAAATTGCGACATGACATTGATCCCAAGTACACGACTCAACACGGTAGTAGTGTTGTATTAAATGTTGATGCTGTGGGTGTGGCTGCAAAAGAGTGTAGAAACTTGACAGAAGCTCAGCAACTATATAATAAGATATGGACTTATGAGCGTCTTTCTATTGGTTTTGATGAGACAACTAGATCTAGTGGGTTTATGGTTTCGTTTACTCCCACCAACATCAATGATAACTTTTCGACAGTCGTTGAACGAGTGAGTGAAAGGTATTGTAATAACTTCACAACTTATTTCAACTTGCGAGTTAACACCAAGTTGGCTGCTTCTGATGCATTAAATGTCCCACTTACCCCATTCTTGGATAAGGATTCAAAGAAAATACAGGGTAATACATCGGAGGACATCTTAGTGAAATCCATTATCACAAACTATGCGTCTAATGAAATTGATAAAGAGATATTTATGACTCAGTTGCGTAACCTATTTAAGCAACGACCCACAAAATTAACGCAAGAATATGTGGATAAAATGGTAGCAGAAGCTGCTGAAGAAGATGCTTGGAATGAGGACTCTGACTTAGTTGAATTTCTTGGAAAGAAAGAAATGTATCGATTGGAACAACCAAAGAAAGTGCAACCTTGGAAAGGGTTAATCGCTCACTGTAAAACATGGGGTGTTGTATACACCGCTGTATTAGCGGCGCCATTGGCGGCTCTAATCCTTTGGTATTCAGGGGCAGCTAAGTTACTAATGTCTGCGTACGAATCATATCGATCGTGGGTGCAAGAGTCTGTGTTTTCATCTTTGCATGGTGATAAACCAACCATACCATATTCAGAGATGTTTGAGAATTATGAGGAAGGTAAAGGTATAGAAGGATTGAAGTTTTCAAGTGAGTACATTGAACGATGTAAGCAAGAAACAAAGAATCCATCACTTTTCAAACGCGCTATTGATAAGGTGACGTATTGGTTTCACAGAGACAAAGAAGTGAAACCGTGGGATGAAATTTTTACAGATGATACTCACACCCAGTTCAGGCCCGAGTACATTGCCTCGGCTACGAGTAGATCAGAAGTGCAAGGAGAATATTCGGCAAGTAAACATTCAAGACCGTTTGCTACCAAAGCTCCATTGGCGCATAAAGCGCTGTTTGGACCTAAGACAAATCAAGGACTTTCTACAAACGACTCAGAAATTGTGAAGAAGATTAATAGAAATATTCGCTTACTAGAGGTGGCTTACGGAAATTTGAAGGTGGCGAAGTGTCATGTTCTCTTTGTTCACTCTAGAAAGTTTTATATGCCCAATCACATTTATGAGGATGCTAGAGAAAGGGGAATGCAATCGTTTTACGTGCAAGTTGGATTAGAAGGAAGTGAAATGCAACCAGTGTATATTGGTTTTGAAAATACAAGACTCATTTACAAAGATGGTCACCCAACAGATATAGTTGAGGTAACCTTACAGGAGGACTTTGCTTACTGTACTAACATTTCTAAACATATAGCTAAAGAATATGATGCAAATATGTTGCGAGAAGGAATGTTGTTGGGTTCAAATCCCAAAGTCTGTTTGGTGAGAGGAAGCCAATATATCTCAGAAATAAGTGATAGACAATGGTTGTGTCCAATGTACTTTGCTCAAGTACATGAAGCAACGGAGGATGGAGATTGTGGAAGACCGTATTATGTCCCTAAATATGGAATAGTTGGAATTCATAGTTTGTTGTACACTGAAGAAAATATAACAGGCATGACAGCAATTTTCAATGAAAGTGATAGTATGGCGCCAGCAATAGAGTGCGAGATGAGACTGAAACCCGCAGTGATACCTGCATGGGATTCAGCTTGTCCAACATACACCGCTGAGTGGAATGATGTTGCTATACACCATTTCACTCCATTACAAACAGAGTTTACACCGATTGTGGGCAGAGATAACAAAATGATCATTGAAGATGATATATCCGATTTTAGTCCGTCGCAAAAGAGACCAATCGAGACTCCTGATGGGTACGTCATACCATTATACCATAATGCCCAGAAGTATGATATTGAACAATCGTGCACAATTCCGCAGCGTATAATGAATATGGCTATTCGCCATTTTGTGACTAAGTATCCTAAATTGAGGGACACAAGAGTTTTGACAGAATATCAAACAATTAATGGTTATGGATTAATGGTGCAGGTGAATATGAATTCTTCTCCAGGTATTTGGCAGAAGTTAGGATTTAAGAACGGAAAGAAAGATATGTTCGAAGCTTTGCCCCAAGAACAAGATACAAATGGGCAATTGAAGCAATTGGAATACAAATTTTCCAGTAGAGCAAGGGATGAAATAGTTCCAATGTTTAACATGTCATTTTGCCAACGTTTGCAAATGTTAGAAGAGCAGCTGAAAGAAGGAATAGTGTTGACCCCATTAGTGTTGACAGCTATGAAAGATGAATTGCGATCCAAGAAGAAAGTGATGAACGGGAAAACCCGTGTTTTTGAACAGTGTTCCCTTGAATGGACACTATTGTTTCGCAAATATTTTGGTGCCTTTCTGAATTTCTATAAATCTAAAGCAGGCTTTGAATTTTATCATGGAATTGGTAGAGATAAAGAAGCTGTTTGGAAACAATATGCAGAAGGTTTATTAACTAACGCTCCAGAAGGACATGCATTTGACTATTCTAATTGGGACGGTTCAGTACCGTCATGTGCATTTGCGTTTTTCCGTGCTGTAACAGATGATTATTATGGTGAAGCTTCGCTCGTTAGACATGGTTTGATTCACGGACTACAGCACGCATATCATGTTATTGGACAATATGTCTTTGAAACGCATCAGGGTAATAAATCAGGAAACCCATTTACAGATGTGTTTAATTCGATTTGCAATACGTTTGTTATGTACATGTGTTTCATTAACGCACAGTACAATGAAGGTGTGACACCATCCCTTCGTGTGTTTGATGATAATATTAAAATGTTGACATATGGAGATGATGTCGTTATGACTGTCAAACCTGCTATTTTGAAGTGGTTTGATGGCCCAACTATCCAAGCAACCTGTGAAGGACTGGGGATCACAATAACCAGTGCTTCAAAAGGCGCGGTGCCTGCAAGTTGCAGTTTCAAGGAATTGACTTTCTTGAAAAGCCACTTTGTGTGTGAAAAGGGTGTCTGGCTGGCTCCAATGCCCATTCCTGATATATTCAAAGAGTTGAGATATAGACCAAAATCAACTGTTGGGGATTTCAATGATCTCCAGAATAGGGTGAATAACGTTAATCGTTTTCTCTCCCATCATAATGAAGAAACATATAATAAATATGTAACTGAACTGAGCAAGTTTTCAACTTCATTGGTCACTATTATACCTGACTGCACTCGTGAACAAATAGTTCATGAGATTTATTTATTGCAGCAGCAAGAAGCTCAGATTTCCGGGGGTAGTACATATCTACCTATAACCCAAAATTAGACACGTATTATGTAAGGTTCAGAGCTAAGTGTCTTTTTCAAAAAAAAAAAAAAAAAAAAAAAAAAAAAAAAAAAAAAAAAAAAAAAGTTAATATCTGGTGGTGGGGTAGTTGTGGGTTGAAGTGTTTTT